CCGTACCTAAAAACTGGGATAATGAAACTTCAACTGATGCATGTGGTAATAATGTTGCTTCAGTAAGAGAAAATGCTGCTACTAGTGGTCAGTTAAAAATCTGCACCATTAAGAATCGTGGTGCTGGAATTGGAACAGCGAATAGAACTTATACAAGAGTTCCTATTCGTGGTGATGGAAGTGGAGCAGAATGCACCATTGTAGTTAATAATGATTCAAAAATTGGATCAATCACTATTTCAAATGGTGGAGATGGGTATACCTACGGGACAGTTGATGTTGTTGCTGGAGGATTACCAACTGGAACTACATCTCCAGAGTTTGATGTAATCATTCCTCCTCAAGGTGGACATGGTGCCGATATTTACAGAGAACTGGGTGCATTTAGAGTTCTAATATATTCTAGAATAGAAAATGATAATGAAGATCCAGACTTTATTATTGGAAATCAAATAGCAAGAGTTGGGTTAGTTGAAAATCCCAAGGCATATGGCACATCATCAAATCTAACTAAATCAAAAGCAAGTGCTCTTGGAGCAATCAAACTTGTAGGTGCTGGATACAGTACTGCAATCTTTACTCCAGATTCTGTAATTTATCAAACTGTTGGAACTGGACAAACCGCAGTGGCAAAGGTTGTTTCTTACAACCAGACTACAGGAGTTTTAAAATACTGGCAAGATAGAACTCTTGCTGGTTTCAATACAAGTACATCCAGTGTTCTTGAGTTTACAAAAAATACCTCTCCTAGGTATGGATTTGATCTAAAAGAGTTTACTGCTACACCAGCAAGTGGAGGAAATGTCAGCATTGTTGGTGGAAACACAACTCTAGCGATCCATACCGCTTTTACTGGGTCTACTACCACAATAAATAGTAGGACATATAATTTGGGTCAAGAGTTTACGAGTGGTCTAGCAAATCCAGAAGTTGCAAAACATACTGGAAATATACTCTATGTCGATCATAGACCCTCGATCACAAGATCTCAAAACCAAAGAGAAGACATAAAAATAGTATTGCAATTCTAACGGATTATGCCACAGGAACTCAATCTCAACGTATCGCCATACTTTGACGATTTCAACAAGGACAACGATTATTATAAAGTCCTATTCAAGCCTGGGTATCCTGTTCAGGCAAGAGAACTTACTGGATTGCAATCAATATTGCAAAATCAGATTGAACAGTTTGGAAACCATCTTTTTAAAGAAGGATCAGTTGTAATACCTGGACAGGTTAGTTACATTGATAACTATTATGCTGTAGAGGTTCAATCAGAATATCTCGGTATTAACATACTAGCATACTTAACTTCTCTAGTTGGAAAGACTATTAGAGGAGAAAATACTGGGGTTCGTGCATATGTTGTCGGAGTATTATCAAGCTCTGAATCAGAAAGAGGAAATAATACCCTATATGTGAACTTTTTAGATTCTGATTATCTAACAGGTTCATATCAATCATTTGCAGATGATGAAGTTCTTATCTTAGAAGAAGGACTATTTGGTACAAATGAGATTGATGCTGGAAAAAGTGTTGTTGTACAACCAGGATCTGGTTTTGCAGTAACCATCCCATTGAACTGCAACTCAATAGGTTCTGCCGTCTTCTTGAATGAGGGTGTATATTTCCTAAGAGGATACTTTGTAGGTGTTAGATCTCAGACTTTAATCTTAGATCAGTATTCAAACAATCCAAGTTATAGAGTTGGACTTCGTATTACAGAAGAAACTGTAAACGCAGATGATGACGAAACTCTTGTAGATAATGCAAAAGGGTTTTCTAACTATGCTGCTCCTGGTGCTGATAGACTCAAGATTACAGCAGATTTAGTAAAAGTTCCCGTTGATCAGTTTGATGTAGAAGAGTTTGTACAACTCTTAGAAATCAGAAATGGTATTTTAAGATCTTCTATTCAAGATCCTCAATACAATGTATTACAAGACGCTCTTGCAAAGAGAACATATGAAGAATCTGGTGATTATTACATAACACAACCATCTGTTGTACCTAAAGAGACTTTAAACAACCTTAAAGGTAATGGTGGAGTATTTTTACAGAACGAGTTAACATATAACAATAATACACCTACTGAAAACTTAGGAACCTACCAGATTTCACCTCTGAAAGCAGTTGTCAAGGGTTATCCAGTAGAAACCATTAGTCCAACATACGTTGATTTTCCAAAACCAAGGACTACGAGATCTTTATCTGGACAAGGTATTAACTATGTAACTGGTCCAACATATACACTAAACAATGTATATGGAGCACCAACGATTGGCATCAACACCAATTTTGTTGTTCATTTAATGGACACTCGTAGATCTGGTATTACGTCTACAGGAAAAGAGATTGGTCTTGCTAGAGTATATGATTTTGCACTTGAGTCTGGATCTTACAATACATCAAATCCTAGACTTAATGAGTGGGATCTTGCTCTGTATGACATTCAAACATACACAGAGATCACTCTGAACCAAAATATAACTCTAACAACTCCAACTCATGTTAGAGGAAAATCTAGTGGTGCTACTGGATTTTTAAGATATAATGTATCTAATGCTAAACTTTTAACTCTTTACAATGTAAATGGTAAGTTCATTGATGGCGAGGAGTTTATCTTTAATGGAGTAGACAATACCAGAATATCTGTTGCAACAACTTCTTTTGGTTCAGATCAAGTAAAATCAGTTTTTGCCACCGTTGGAACTGCTGGCACATTTAATGCCGACGTAAAACCATCTGCACTTGCTAATGTTGGATTTGTTACAATCACTGCAAGTTCTGGTGGAATAAGCACTGTAACATCTACAGATTTTAACTTTGTAGGTATTGCAACTTCTGGCACTACCGTCTCATTTACAAATCCAGGTCTTTCTACAGTAACATTTGCTAGAGTTACTAATGTAAGTAAGAACTCACTCTCAATCACTGGTGTTACTACTGTTATTGGCATTTGTGATGGTGCTTTACCAGGAACAGCGATTAACCCAGCAGATTTTAAAGTTCTAACATCAGCTTTCCAAAGTTCTACTGATAACACACTATACACAGTACTACCTAAGAAATATATTTCTAAGGTTGACATAGATAACTCGACTCTAATAATAAGGAGAAAGTTCTCGGTAACTGTAGCGAGTAATCAAACTAATACTATTCAAGCAGGTGATAATGAGACATTTTTACCATTTGATGAAGAAAGATATATCTTAATGAGAGATGATGGTACTGTAGAACCTCTATCGGCAGATAAGTTTAAGTTTAACGCATCTTCTACTACATTAAGAATCGAAGGATTAGAGAATGCTAATGGAGGTGCAACTTTAATCTCAACTCTTTCCAAGACATCAGTATCTGCTAAGAAGAAAAATAGAATAGCAGTTAATATTTTAAATATTACATATTCATCAGATTCTGCATCTGGAATAGGAACAACAACAATCAATGATGGATTGACATATAATAGTGGGTATCCATATGGAACAAGAGTTCAAGATCTTGATATTTGCTTGTTAAAACCAGATGTTGTAAGAGTTTATGGTGTATTTGAATCTGATGATATTGCAAACGCTGAACTACCCAACATTCTTTTACAGAATATTAGTGGACCAAATGCAAAAACAACTGATCTTCTTCTAGGAGAAGAGTTTGAGGGATTAAGCAGTGGTGCTGTTGGTGTTTACTGTGAAAAACTGTCAGACACAAGAATCGGTTATGTCCTTCTCAATCAAGAACTTTTCCAAGAAGGAGAAACTATTAGATTCAAAACTACTGGTGTAACTGCTACCTCTAGCGTATTGTTTACTGGTGATAATAACATTTCAGCAAACTTTACTTTTGATAATGGTCAAAGATCTACAATTTATGATTATGGACGCATTACTAGAAAAGATCTGAAATCAAGTCCAACCAGAAAACTTAAGATTGTGTTTGAAACTGCTTCATTTGCAACTTCTGATAATGGAAATATCATTACGGTTGATTCATATGGAGATTTTGACTATTGCGATATTCCAAAAGTTGATGGAATCTCAAACTCAGATATGCTCGATATTCGTCCTAGAGTTTCTGAGTTTACAGTTACCTCCTCTTCACTATCTCCATTTGAGTTTAGAGCAAGATCAATCAACTCAACGGGTGCATCAGTTCCTAACATTTTAGCACCAGATGAGCAAATCAATATTGGATATTCTTATTATTTACCTAGAATAGATAGACTTTTCTTAACAAAAGATGGAGTCTTCCAGTTAAACAGAGGTGCTGCTTCCGAAAATCCACAGTTACCAGCATCTGTTGAAGATGGCATTGAAGTTGCAAGAGCAACTTTACCCCCATATGTTTGTAATATCAACGACATCGATATTGATGTTTTTGAATACAAGAGATATAGAATGAGTGATATTAACAAACTTGAAAACAGGATTAAAAATCTTGAACTATACACATCTTTATCATTACTTGAGAGTGATACATCAAATCTTCCCATCAAAGACAAAAATGGATTGATTAGATTTAAGTCTGGTTTCTTTGTAGATGATTTTTCATCTACTAAGTCCCAAAGAAAAGTTACTAATGTTAAAAACAGTATTGATATCTCAAATGGTGAGTTAAGACCTGCTCCATATACAACCGAAGTTGACTTGATCATTGGATCTACCTCAACAATCGGCATTAATGGACCAGCAGACCCAACAGCAGATACTGAGTTTGTGACTGACTTGATTGGTTCTGGTATTAAGAGAACAGGAAGATTGGTTACTCTAAACTATACTGAAGTTGCTGAAATCCAACAACCTTATGCTACAAGAATGGAGAAAGTTTCTCCTGTTCGTTCCTCTTATTACGGTGGAACTATTGAGTTGACACCTTCATCAGATGTCTGGGTCGA